TTTGCCTTATCGCCACCAACGGTTTGGTTAGGATTGTTTTGTGAAAGCTGAACAATGTGCTGGCGAATCTGATTGGCAATATCTGGAGAAGAAAGATTTTGTCCGTAGTAGTTGTGCAACGTCCATTCGACCAAGTTGTTTGGGTCGTATGTGCGAGTCGAGCTAGAATCAATATGAGAAGCACTTGGGTTGTTTGGATCGTAATTTTGGCCCATCAATGCTGGGTCTACAGAGTAGCCCATTTGGCCCATGAGCGAACCTAGATAATCAGATACGCGGTTGTACGAATCAGCGTAAGATACAGGACTTTCAGTACGATCTTTTTCGGCTGCTTGCCATTGGGTAGAGTGGCTTTGTGCAAACTTTGTGGCAATAAACTCTTGTGCAAACTCCTGCGTATTCATGTTGGTTGCCATTGCCTTTTCGAACAAAGGCAATAACGTATTAGTATTATCTGTCTGCAAGAACGATGCGGGTACGGCGTACTTCTTTGAGAAGGCTACCCAGTTTGGATCAGAAGGATTGAAAGCTCCTGATGGAGTAGGTCCAGTTGCTGGCAGGGTTGTTACTGATGAAGCAGGTGCTGAAGATGGCTTTGACGCAGCTGGAGCAGCAGGCGCTGCTTTCTTGGTGGTTGTTTTACCACCAGCACCAGTGCCTGAAGTTGTGGTTGTTGTTGTAGTCGCAGCAGTCTTTTTTGTTGTAGCTGTCGGAGTAGCCGCTGGCTTAGCTCCAGCCGCTGGTGGATTAAATGTTCCGCCAGGGTTGTTTGGGTTATTGTAATCTTGGTTGCCAGGTGCGGCAGCAGCGGCAGCATTTGGATTTGGGTTAAGAGCTTTCCACTGGTTCCATGTATCAGCAGCTGCACGACGGGCTGAGGTTGTCATACCCTTACCTTGTGCGGTTAATGCGTTAACATAATCTCCAGCTGAGGCATAGTCGCCTGGCTTTGGTTCTCCACCTGCGGCTGCGGCTGTCTGTGCTTTTGTACCAAAATCCTCAACAGCTTGCTGCGGATTCTTGTTGTATTCGTCAGTAATTAGACGGCGCGCTGAAGCGCTACGACCTTTGAGAAGGTCTTCAAGTGTAACTTGAGCCACTAGAAGCCACCTCCAAATTGAGACATTGCCTTGGTCATTGCATCCATGTAACCAGTTGCAGCTTGGTAAGCCTTAGAATCTGGTCCTTGACGCACGATGTTTGTAATAAAGTCTTGTTCTGCCAATGGGTTTTTCTCCGCAGTGACATCACGAACTGCGGCATATGGCACACCGCTGGTTGGATCGTAAACAGCGTTACGCACCAAGATCGGGTGAGTCTTGGCGTAGTCGCTAAATTGCTGGTGGTACTGAGCAATCTCAGACGCTGTAGCGTCACGGCCCATAAGGTTCTGATAAACCTGGTTTGTGATATATGCAGTCGTCGTAATATCTGGCTGCATGTACTCCGTGGTGGAGGTTGGAATGCCTTTATAGCCAGTAGCGCCAGTTCCTTGCACGGTGGTTGCGGTATAGTTTCCAAGGCTAGTAGTCTGTGGGCCTACAACGGTCGAACCTTGTGCAAGGGTCAAACCACCCTGCATTTGGTATTGTCCCGCTGGTACTGTGCTATTAACCGTTTTTGTTGTGGTTGCGGCTGTCTTCTTTGTAGTAGACATACTATCCTAACCTTGCGAATACTGTGTTGACGACAGTATTGAGTTGGGGAACTTGCTGCGCAATATTCTTGACATATGTTTGCCAGTTTTCTTTTTCGGCAGTAATGCCTCCCGTGTTGCTGCCATTGAGGCGCAATTGGGCTAATGCGTTATTGTGGTTATTCCAATCGCTATATAGCTGAGCGACAAGTCCAGCTTGCTGGCCATATTGCTTGGTAATCTGCTGTAACGATTTGCCAGCAAAAAGCTGTTGCATGTCGTTAGCTGCTACCTGAGCAACGTGAGTGCGGGCCGTAGAGGAATAATCGTCCCACCACAATGGATTCATTTTACCATATGCAGTGACGTAAGCATTCCAATTTGCACGCTCTTGTGTCTGCGATTGTCCAGCTGCCTTTAGAGCAGTCATAGCGTTGTCGTGAGCAGTGCGCTGAGAGGCGATGTAGTTATTGCCAGCTGCTACATAATACGAAGTCAAGAACTGCTGTGGTGTCTTATTCTCACGCAAGTGCATCTTGATAATTTCATCGTGGATAGCCTGAGCATCACCGCTGCCGCTGGTTACCTGAGGCACCAAGAAGGCGGCTCCAACTGCATTCTTGCCGTTAAGCAAATCTGCATAATCCTGAATCCACTGAATGGCCTGATCGGTGTAAGGCATGGTTGCGCCTTGAACAGCGCCTTCGGTCTTGGAAATGGTGTAGGAAATAGCTCCCGTGCCATGCTCCTTGAGGAATACATCCAGGGCTTCTGGGTATGTCATAGGCTTGCCAGTGACAGGCGACTTGCTATCCATAATCTTGTAAAATTCGTTACGAAGACCAAGGTCTTCCTGTGTAACCGCTGGAGACAATGGGCTGACTGCGCCTACGATTGCCTTCATAATCATGATGGACTTGGCATTGTTCTTGATACGGTCTAAGAATGCCTGCTGCTCCAAAGGAGAAGCGTCTGGTGGTGGAACCTGTCCATGGTACATAGCAGATGCCATAGAAGCCATCATGGCGTTGTAGAAGGTTGTCTCTGTCTCATTAGCATTAACTGCATGGTAGACAGTACGAACAAGGCTGTTAGGCATCAGCTGGTCAAAGAGGCTGGTTGAGAATCCGCCACCGCCAGTAAGCTTCTTAATCTCACGCTCCATATTTGGATCGATTGAGCCAAGGCTATTGGCTGCAATGGATACGAATGGCGATACGCCTGGAACGTTCAGCTCTGGCAGAACCGTCTTGAGAGACTGTAGGTTGCCAGTGATGTTGACTGGCAATCCGCCAACGACAGGCAAGCCCATGCTACTTGCAGCGTTAAGGACCATGGAACCAAGTTCACCAATGTAAGGAACGGTGACGATACGGTTGCCATTGGCATCTGTCTCGACAAAACCAGGGTTGTTCATGCCTTGCTGTACCAACTGGTAACGTCGGAAAGCATCTGGGTTAGAAAGAATCAATGAACCAGCACGGCGCATAGCCTGCTCTTGCGCGAAGTAGAACGGCAAGAAGTTGTTAGCCAAAACTGAGAATTGAGTACGAAGTGCAGTGTTGTGAATCTGAGGCACCATAGCAAATGACGCACGAGTCATAGCAAGACGAGTGGCTTCTTCTTCGCTGATACGTCCAGTATCAACTGCATACTGAAGGCTTCGCATCTCGTTTTTAACATGGTTAAAGAACAAAGGCTGACGAGAAAGGTTGTTAATGATAGGGTCAATCATGTACTCAAAGCCATGATTAGTAATGCGCTGAGTCAAGTTTGGACCAGGAAGAATGTTATAGCGCTGACCTGCTACTGACTTAGGAAGCAACTCTGGCTGAAGGTTTTTAATCTCATCCAGCGATGGCTTTTTGCCAGCGGCAATTTTTTCCATAAACTTCTGGTTAATCTTGTTGGTAGCTAAACCAGTGCCTGCTTCTTCGCCAGTACGGCCAGTGAACAGGTTGCGCATAATGTCTACGCGACGAGCAGAGAAAGCTGTTGGGTCTTCGTTGACATAACCAGCCATGACCTTACGCTCATCGGCGTATGGGTCTTGTGTGGTTGGCTTGCCAAATACTGATGGATTCTCTGGGTTGTATTCAACCTTGCGAATGCGAGCTTCATCCTTGAGGCGAGCAATTTCCCATGCCTCATCTGGGCTTGCGCCAGACTTAAGCTCAGCCAAAGCGTCAGAAACAATCTGACGGCGTGAAGCTGTAGTTGCAGACTTGGAAAGTTCAGTGAAGTAGTGCAGTGCAAATTGTGGATCTGCATTAGTAAAGAAGCTAAAATCGCCACTTGGAGTAGCAAAGCGACGCTTAGAATCTTGGCCAAGAATCTCGACCATCTGACGCATCCACTCTTGCTGCTCGGCTGGAATGCCATAGCCTGTGAATGTGGCACCAGTAGCCATATGTCCCTTTGTGGCAATGGCAATGCGTGCAGCTAGATCCAAGTCTTGCTCACTAGCGAGCTTGGTTAATCCTTTGGATACAGTTTTGCGAACAACACCCTTTTGGCCTTGAGCCAAAGAAGCAAGCGCAGCTTGTGGGCCTTCTTCGTTATACAACTTGTAAGCATCAGATGCCTTTGGCATGATGGTAGGAAGCTCATCGACGCCGTAGGCATTCTTGAGATTTCTCATGTAAGTCTTGAAGTCTGTGCCTTCAGAAACTGCATGGATAGCATTTTCAAGAATAGATAGGTCTTCTTTGTCAGCCAGCTTATAGTTCATCTTAGCCGCAGCGCCAGCGATTTTAGCCTTAGCTACATCCAATGAACCGAAGCGGAAGATTGCTGGAATTAATTCAGATGCAGCAATACGGATACCGAAGCCACCAGTCAACAAAGCGAGGGGCTTAAAAGCCTTGTCAATGTAACGACGGCCAAAGTCATCAACCTTGCCATAGAGCTTGCCGTATGTACCCATTTCGCGCATAGCGCTTTTAACGGCATAGAAGTTCGGCATGGTGAACATACCACGCTGATCAAGAAATGCACCTTGTGGTGAAGACTTGCCATCAAACTCTGCCACCGAAGCTCGGCTATCTGAAGCAAAACCTGTGCCGTAATCTACCTTGTTCAATGGACCATGAACCAATTCGGCAGACTTATCCATAATGCGCTGTGCCAAAGAAGAATCATCTGGAAGGCCAGCAGCCTTGTACATTTCGTTAAGAAGGCCAGTGTAAATATCCTTCTTGTCAGCGATGTTGCCATTGATAAACTGAGTTGTCATTTGCTTGGCAAGCTGGTCTGACATAGAGAATCGAGCAATACGATAGACCGATATGGCTGAAGCTGGGTCATTTGGATCGAACTGAGTGTTAGACAAATCCAAGGTTTTTGTATCAATGTTGTATGGAAGATAGCCACTGAAGGTACGAACCTTGCCAGCAATAGCTGACTTCCACGCATCGCCTGACCATGGGCGAAGTGCTACTGGCATAATGTTTTGCTGTACGCCAGTGTTAACCACTTGCTGCATGCCAGTGTCGGGGTTTGCTTCTAAGGTAAGTTTGTTTGCGCGACGAGGTACAAAGAAGTTGGCTTGGTTACCGCGAAGGTAAAGCTCATCGTTAGAATCCCACTGACGCATCTTGTCAGCCACATTGGAAAGCGCAGCACGAATGACGGTACGGTTAGGAACCATAGCGGCGCCATTGACCGAAAAGTTTTTCATAAACTCTTGGTCGTATGTTGCCTGCATGAAAACTTTGTGAACGTCTTCTGCGGTTACTTTAGCACCCTCGCCAGCTGGCTTGAGGTACTGAACCATTCCTTGAAGTCCTGGATACTTTTGAGCAATATCAGCCTGAGCAAAGGTAGTCTTCTTAGCATCGTTAAGTGTATCTGCAATGTCCTGCAAGCCACGAACGTACTTGGCTCCAGCATTACCAGCTGCAACGTTAAGGATGTTGTTATTCTTGCCAGCCTGATACAAGCTATCTAACTGGTCTGGAGAGAATACGCGAAGGCTATTCTTGCCGAGAAAGTCTGTAATTCCATTCATTAATCCACGGAATGGGCCTGCCGCTGTTGTTACAAGACGGCCTTCTTCGGTCTTAATGAGTTTGCCTTGAAGCACACCAGTGCGCAGGTTGCCACCAGCAACCAATGGGTCAAAGTTAAAGTCAAAAGCTGCATCACCAAGACCAGAAAGAACCTTGCCAACACCTGTATTGGTATTCTTCAAATCACCAAGACCAGGAACATGAGCTACTGCGGTAGCTAAATCACGGCCAAAGGAAACCTGATAGTTAGGATTGGTAGCATCGGAAAGTGAATCACGATATGTTCTACCAAATAAACTGCCTACGCCTCGCTCTACTTCAGCGGCAACGTCTGCACCCAGGCCAATACCTTCTGGTCCTGCGGTAAATGCTCCAAGAGTGGCTCCGCCTGCTACACCAGCGGCAGCCATCAAACCTTCTAATGCTCCGTGGCGTACCCATACGGAGTGAATAAACTTGTAATCCTGCTGGATCTGTTGCAATGGCTTGTTGAGCCATGCAAGACCAGAGGTAACAACCTTGGCTGCGCCACCGAAAAGTGATTGCCAAACGCCTTGGCTGTTTGTATTAGCAGCATTATCCTGAACGGATTGCTGGAAAGAGGAAACGTTTGCCGCATGCAAAACAGTGGTTGCTGTTGCATCCTGATTAGCGGATGTAGCTACATCGCTTGCAAGACCAGGTTGCTGGCCAAGGTCAGGGTGGTTTTGCAGCGTGACATTCATGTCATTTGTAGGAATGGGTGTGTGCAGGTTTTGGGCGTCTGCCATTAGTACCCCTGGCTAAACTTTTGCGCTAGCGCCTTTAATGCTGGTGAAGCAGTTGGGTTAGAAGCTAGAGCTTGAATACCCTGCTTAGCGGTTTGGTATTGAGCAATATCAGGTGACTGCAAGTTCAATGCAGCGACGCCAGGACCAGGGCCTGATGCTGCGCCAGCAGTAACTGGCTCATCAGGACGTTGGGTAGGAGCTGTCAATGGTACAACTTGCTGTTGTGGCATAGCTTGTTGCTGTCCACCCTGTGATGCTGCTTGCGCAACCTGTGATGGAGCTAGTGACTTAGCTTGCACTCCAGTCTGCGCCATAGGTGCAGATGCCTGAAGGTTAGCTAGCTCTTGTCCATCGCCGTAATTAGGCATACCCGAGATATACCGTTGTGCTTGCTTTGATGCTGGTCCGCCATCGGTGCGTTGGCTCATAGCCCCTGGGCCTGAAATCATTGCTGGCTTAGCTGCCTGTGGCATGATTTATTCTCCCTCTTGTAAAGTCTCGATGGTGCGGGCGGCATACTCGTGGAACGATTCTTTCTCATCCACGAAACTCGCTTGATGTTCTAGCATTTGGCTTAGAACATCGAATCCGCTTGCTATGTCAATTAAAATAGCTGCGGTTGTGTCAGCGAGCAGGGCAAAGAAATCCCACTTGGTTACCCGTGTGGGTACTCGACCCTGCTCTTGTGACATTTATTTACTTCATTGGCTTTCCAGCAGTGTTGCCAGTACCCTTGGTACCTGAAGGCTGCTTGGTGAAAACAATGGTAGATGCGCCTGGCTTGTTTGCGCCAGACTTCTTCTGAATAGCTGTCTTCTGTGTTGTTGCCTGTGACGAACCATGTCCGCCTTGGTTCTTTGGTGAAGGAACCTTTGTCGTCAATGATGACTTCATTGTTGCCATGTATTTATCTCCTATAGGGAATTGTTGACAACCAGAAACGTTAGGCTGGTTGTCTCCTGGCTACATTTGCAGATAGCTGCGGCTGGCCAGAAGATGAAAGTCCTGCGAGCAGGTTTTGTAGCGCTGATCCGCCTTGCGGTGCGCCTTGTGGTGGCATTGCAGGAGATGCCCCAGAAGGAGCCTGTCCTGGGGCTTGAGCCTCACCAGCGGCTGCAACTTCTGGGGATGCTGGTGGTTGGGCAAACGCCTCAACGATTAGGTCTTCGATATTGTCGCCTGCTTGACGACCCTTGATGACCGATGCCATTGCGGTAAGAATATTTGATGGGTCTTGACCCTGTGCTGCCATCGCTGGGATAGCTTGTGCGTAAGAAGCCATAGCTGACATGAGCGAATCTCTCAATTCCTCAACTTCAACTTTTTCTTCTTCCTGAGTAACGTTCATATCCCAAGGCATTTGACGACGAAGGAAATCACGTGAGATAAGTTTATCGCCACGAGCCTGCAAACCAAACACCAAAGCACGGTTTGGATCAAGGCCTGCCATCATGCCGTAAGAAACATCTACCCAGTAATCACCAGCAATATCCTTGCTTGGTGTGTAGCTAATCTCATAAGGTGCGCCAGAGACAACTCCGCGTACTTCCTTTTCGACATCGCCAAAGAGCTTCTCATCCATGAGGAAGCAGATGCGCATAACCTGGCGGAATACTTCTGAGAAGACAGCCTGTGCTGTCTTGACCTGTGTATCGAATCCACCCATAAGGGCTTCAACGCCACGGCCTGTAACGATAGAACCAGACTGCATGCCCATACGACCTTGTGGGTAGCGTGAGCCAACTCGTAGTTCTTCATCAAGCGTTGCTGCTTCTTGGAAGATTCCGCCAGGAATATCCAAACCAATGCGACGAATCTTCTCTGGGTTAGCAGAGCGGATGGTTGCATCTGGACCAATCTCCAGAACGTTAACGTCGGCTGGCAAGGCGAATGGAGCCTGTACAGACTTCTGCGCTGCTTCCAACTGCAAGGTAGCGAAGCGCGCCTTGGCAACCTGTACCCACATGATGTCGTCAAATTGTCCGCGTTGGTTCTCATCAGAATCGATGCCTGGGCGGATAGCAATTACCACTGGCAACTCGCCAATGAGATTGCTTGCACGGTCTAGGATAAAGTTATTACGCTCAGGAATGAACAGGATGACTTCATCCTTGTCCTGATAGCGAAAGACTTCGAGCATACGCTCAGAATTGCGGTTCTCGTAAGGTCCACGGATGACAGGCTCATGCTCAGGGAATTCATTGCACAGCTCACGCACTGTCTTGTTGTAGCGCTTGGAGTAAGAAAGCAGCTTGCCAAAACGGTCATATTCTGGGTAGGCGGCAATAGGATTATCGATGCGGATCATGGGGCGCTTGTTTTCCCAGTCAGGCTCAACGATAAACGGAAGCATGCCGAAGGTTACGTAACGGTCAGCGCCTGTATACATCAGAGTCTGGAGGCGGCATGTATCACGATAACCAGCGGCAATCATTGTTCGCTTGTCGGCCTTCTTGCGCGCACGGTCTGAGACAGAATCCGTAGAGTCGCAGTTGAAAGCGGGAAGTGGAGCGATTACTTCCGCAATGTCGCGTGCAGCGACGTCGATAAAGTTAGCCACCATGGGCTTAGGAAATTCATCAGGGAACATGCCTGGGTAGACTTGCTGAATATCTCCAGCGCGGATAGCCTGTAAATCTGTCCAGCGGGCATCGCGAGTATGGTAATGGTCGCGGAGCTTGCGTATCTTTACGCTTAACTCGTCAATATCGATACTCACAAGTAACCTCCGTTAGCAGCCATCTTCTTTTGAAGCTGGGCATATTCTTCCAAATTGACAACCTTCCGTCGTGCAATATCCATCGGTGTAGCAAATGGATTCTTGACGAATGTGCCGCCGTAGGCGCCTGCCTGATTAATGTAATCACGCATTTGCGTCTCGGCAAACCAGAGGGCCATTGGACCGTCCTGTTTGTTTTTTGTTCCTGCTGACCAAGTAATAAGCTGCTCGATCAATGCTTTGATATGTTCGTTATCTGCCCGTGGTAGTTCGACAAGGTTGTTCTTCATAAACTTGCCTTGGTTATCTACTGAGCCGAATAACGGAGCCATAGAGGCTACGCCGAATTCTAGGTCCATCTTATTGCTACCCGTGTAGTGCTGGACGAGGCGAATGCCGCGTGAAGCAAGGAACGAGTTGATCTGTTCGTCTTGAGTCAAGAACAGCTGGAAAGCATTCTTCTCAATGACCCAGACTTTTGGCTGATACTTCTCAGTCCAAGTGCGAATCAGTTCGCGAATCGCCTGCGGCGTTGGTGCGGGCATCCGTGACGCCTCAAGCAAGTACCGCTTGCCTGTCGTCTTGTCTCCAGCGTATGCCACGGAGAATGTATCTCCCGACATGGCAGGATCCATAGAGCAGATGACGTACTGACTGCTGAGTGATTCTGGATGACCAGGTGCGCCTGGGATAAGCGGGCCAGAGGCACGCATGCCGCTGATAGAACCGCGTACACACTCAGGGGAAAAGATGGCGGTTGATTCGACATCTTGCTGCTGGTAAACCATCGCCCATGTTTTTGGGTCAATCAAGCCGCGACGGCGGCGAAGATGTTCGCCTGACCAGCGTGGGTACAAACCATTCTCGTCTGGCAAGGTATCGTCTGCATCCCATGGACGGTCAGACTTAGGCCAGAGGGTAACCCACTTCTTTGGGTCGTCATTAAACTCAAGAACTGCTGGCATGGCCAGGTACGTCCAAGGCGACTTGTTATCTGGGTAACGCTCAGGGTTACGCATTTCGCGATATAGGTCCATTGGATCTACGCGAGTACCGACGACCAAAATCTTTCCCGTTGGACCAACACGCGTCAAGACTTCCTGTTGAATCCAGCGAATCTGCTTTTCGTACTCGCCAGCATTGGCGAGAGTCACGCAGTCGTCCAGGATAATTAGGTCGGCACGTGCGCCGTAAATCTGTCCGCCGATGCCGAGTGCCTGAAGCGTAGGGTCTTTTTCACCCGACTCGCGCTCAAGGTAGATAGCGTCTTGTGTCCACTTCTCAGCGGTGGCTTTGAAGCCTTCCACTGGAGCGTATCGTCTTTGAAGCTCTGCCCACTGGGGAGAGGTTAGCCGCTGCTTGACGGCATAAAGGAATTCCTTTGCCATCGACTGCGTCTTAGAAACAAGTTTGATTCGGACGTTAGGATTTGTGACAATCCGATACGTTACATAGTCAATGGAGACTGTCATAGACTTGGCATGCTCTGGTGGCATGTTGACCAAAACGTAGTTCTTGAAGTTTGGCTCGTAGGTCATCGAACCATGCAGCCAGGCGGGTTCGCCTTCCTCCAGCAGCGAGGTGATGTTGCGCTGATGATCGAAGGTCCTGCTGTTTAGATATTTAGACCTAAAGTCTTCAAAAGATATATTGGCATCCTCGTCGGCGATGACGCCTTTTCGGCGCTTGATAACTCGCGCCAGATCAATCGCCTCTTTGAATTGAGGGTCGGATGCTCGGTAGTACTCATAAGACTTGACGGATTTGCCAACTGCGCGGCAAG